GGCAAAGGTCTCATCGAGCCGCTGGTAGACTTGCAGTTGCTCTACAACCGAGCGCGCTCCCAGGTCGTCCACAATGTAGAGCTTATGGGCAACCCCAAGTGGCTTGTGCCCAAGACCGCAGGCGTATCCACTCACGCCATCACCAGCAAGCCTGGTGAGAAAATCTACTACAACGCAGCAGGGGGCACGCCACAGCAGGTGGCCGCAGCCCCTCTTCCGTCCTACATCGCTGACAACATCACTCGCCTACAGGCAGAGATGGGAGACGTGGCAGGGCTGCACTCCGTCTCACTGGGCAAGCGAGCGGTGGGCGTCACCAGCGGAAAGGCCATCCAGGCCCTCGCAGGGCACGACACCAGCCAACTACAGATTAGCCAGTCGGCCATCGAGAAGAGCACGGCCACAATGGCCCGCTGTGCACTTGAGCTCATGAAGGAGTTCTACACAGAGGCCAAGATGATGAGCATGCTCGACCAGTATGGTCGGGTCACCTTCGCTTCTATCCAGAGCACCAACATCGTGGACATCCCAGAGGTGTTCATTGAGACCGGCTCGCTGTTTAGAGACGAGGCACAGGACCGAGACGCTAAGGTCATGGAGCTTGCACAGGCTGGGATGATTACGCCCCAGCAGGCGCTGCAAGAGATGAGCTTCCGTACCGGCAACGCCTTCATCAGCGAGAAGGTGCAGGCGATGGCTCACGCCAAGGATATGTTGGATGCGGCGCGGCTGGGAGCGCGCGTGGAAGTGTTTATGTCTGATGACCTCGAAGCCTTTGGTAAGGTATTCGGTGAGTTCATGCAGACAGAAGAGTTCTACCAGCTAGACCAGGAACGGCAGGACTATCTGAGGGATGTCTTGCTTAGTATTGACTCAGCGGGTCAGCCAGATGACGTCTATAGGACGCTGCTTGGCGCGAACAAGGTCTTCCCGCGCTCTCAGCCCCCCACTATGAACCCGCAGACAATGGCGGCAAACATGGCAGCCCCAGCGTCACAGGGTGCCCAGCAGCAGATTGTCCAAGAGCAGAGCGCAGCGGCGACTCGAGCCGGCTCTATGGCTGAAGCTGAACGCATGCTAACGGGCAGGAGTGAGGCCCTGATGGGTCGCGGCCCGGGTACAGGAGGGCTCTAGTGACTATCGACGAAGTAGTGTCCCTATTTAGGACGTATATAGACGAACCAGACCAGACGTTTGTAGATGACGATAGGGTGAACACGATGCTCAAGGTGGGCTACAAGGAGTTCAAGCGGAAGGTGACAAACATCGACCCGAACACCTATGCCCGCACAATCGATGTGCCGATGAACTCGATGCGAGCCATAGACCTAACCGCCTCCGGGGCAGCTGGGTTTGCCGCGCCGCCTGCTGCGATGTATGGGCCGCTTGCCGTCGCTGCAAACGCCCTCTCATCTCTCATATCTATATATAGAAAAGGGGACAACGGCGCTCCGGTAAGTTCGTTTAACGCTGTGCATAGCGTAGAGGCCCTCATGCGGACCCCGATGGCGTATATGTTCACAGGGCCTGCGATTGAATTTCTTGGCGCGATCGATTACACGGTTACGATCCAATACGTGGCCGAGTCGTTCTACAGCCCAGAGCCAAACTTTGTCGCCGGAACCCCACACCAGCACTTCGACGACCTGGACGCCTTCCACGACCTCATCGCGCTGTACGCATACAAGCAGTACGCCATCGCAGATGCCGCCACGAGCGAGCAGATTGTTGGCCAGCTTCAGATTAGAGAGCGTGAGCTCATTGATTACCTTTCCAACAGGAACACCGCTGGCGCGAACTACGTCCAGAACGTGACAAGCAACAGTTACTGGTACTAGGGGGCTTGCGTGGCTGTTCGCGGACAGGAAGTTGAAGTCCTTGGCCCAGGAATCGAGTCCGATTCTGAGGTAAAGGGCTCGTTCGCGCTCAACATGCTGTGGCGTCGTAATGGCTGGGAGGTCCGTAAGGGCTTCGGCCAAGTGGCTGAGATGGACACCACGCTCGGTGCCATCGACCCCAGCCAGTCCAGCCGCAAGTGGGGATACAGGAACCACCTGGGCTCCTACCTGATGAAGACCGAGTTCGGTCACGACCAAATCATCAGCGTGTTCTCCGCAGACGCATACACCGGAAGCACTCGAGGCTCTGGGACCACGGCGGCGTTTGAGAACGCGCTCCAGGTCTCTCAGTTCCTAAACGTCTACATGGTCAGCATCTACGACCTGACTACGGATGACTGGTGGGAAGAGGCGGTATACGCCCACACGGCTAGCTTCTCACAGGCAGACGACTCCTACGCTGAGATGCCCCGCTGGAAGGGTCACTACCAGACCTGTTGGGATATGGGAGGGTTTGCCTACAGCCCCACCGCAACAGGCGGCGGTGGCCCCAAGACGGACGGCAGCAAGATTGGCCTAGACAGCCATCAGCGATGGCTGCTCAGTGAGCATGACGAGGACACCTGCTTCTTTGCCGAGATTAACGACCAGTTGTTCTTTGGCAACCAAGACATGGGCCTCATGCTGTACTCCCCTGCTATTTTCAGGGGGTGGCGCAAGGGTCCCAACGCAGTCAGCAGAAGAGGCCGCAGCGCCCAGGTAGACTCCTCGTTTGATGTGCGGTGGAAGCCGCCGTACTCCGAGTCGTCCCTGGTAAGGCAGGCTGTAGCCTCTAACGGCGCGTTCACCAACGCATACCTGTACCTAAACAAGACCGAGTTCCCAAAGCCTAGCGGCGCGGCTGTGCTGATGAGCCGGCTTGTGCTGTTTGAAGGCAAGAGCCTGTACTTCTCAGATGTTGGAAGGCCCACCAGCGTGGTGGCAGAGAACGTCCTGTTCGTACCATCAGAGAAGAACATCACGGCCATTGAGGAGCATCTGGGCAACCTGCTCATCTGGACCGAGGACGAGACGTGGCTGTTTAGGCCCTCTAACGAGTTCGTCGCCACTACCGGAAGGCTGACCAAGCTAGCAGACGGGCTGGGTTGCCTGTCCCCTGGGGCGATAGCAAAGGCCCAGGGAGCGGTGTTCTGGCTGGACAAGCGCGGCTCATACACCATGGGCGGCAACCTCTCCATCCAGAAGACATCAGAGCCGATTGAGCCGTTCTTCACGGGCACGATGCCTAACCCCATTACGAGCTACTACACCGCCAACGGCAACGCAACGGACGTGGCTGGACAGCCAGACGCCATGCCGCGCATCAGCTTTGCGCTTGATTCCCAGTCTGTGAGCTCCGTGTACTCCCACGACCTACAATCGGTCATCTTCTCGTTTCCCAGGCTCAATATGTGCCTGTGCTACCGAGACGGCAAGTGGTCGGTGTGGAGCGTTGAGAGCATTGTGCAGGGGCAGCGGTTCGCTACAGACATCGTTGGCGCTACTCAGAACATCCTCAATCCGTGGGTGCTTGCAGACAAGGACAACCTGTACATCGTTGGCTCTCCATATGAGGACCAAAACGGACAGGCCCTCACCAACAACACAAAGAACAGGCTGGGCAACCCAGACACAACGATGGACACCACGAGCCGCTCTGTGTACATCACTCGCTATGGGCTTGGTGGTGCGCTTGACCGCTCTGTAGAGACCGGCGATGACCGACGCCAGGTGGTGGGAGAGTGGCTGCCTGACTACGGCGTCTCCTCTGCGGTGACGCCATCGAACTCCGACCACTTCCTCTATGTGGGCAAGCCCGTCCCAATTCCTCCTGGCTCACTGCTTGGCGTATCTGGCTCTTTGTCCGCTGCCACCCCAGAGGGCGCGGTGTGGGTGCCGATTGAGTATGTAAGGGGAAGGAACTGCAACACCGGAGTGGCCCGTGTCATGACCGGGGTCAGCGACTTTGCTATCCGTCTGTTCTTCGACAGGACGAACTGGGAGCCCATCACCACTACCGCCTCTGCGACCGACATCGTTGAGTTCTTGCCGCCTGAGCGAATGAACGCAGGCACCTGGACGGTTCAGCGAACGGACAACGCAGGAAACCCTCTAGCTGCGGGCGACTATGTTGACATCGCCGTGGTCGCCTACGCAGCAAAGGGGCTTGGGCTGTGGGAGCGCAGCCGGATGATGTACATCCCATTTAAGCCGCTCAATGAGAACTACACCGTGGGCATGGCCCTGTCAGCGACCACGACCGGGCAAAACCCAACGGTGTCTGGAGTAGACGACACGACAGCCGCCTGCACCGCAGAGATGCGGACTTTCGTCTGGAACGAGAGCAGGCTCGGTGACAAGCAGCGTCAGGCCAACGACGTAGCCCAATCTGTGGACTGGGCCTACAAGTCGGGCAACATCGAGACTCCAGAGGGTGTACAGATTAAAGGCCGGGGCATGAACATCGTGGGCGCGAGCGAGGGTACTGCGTTCACAGACTACCGGCTCGAGCCCACATGGCCTTTTGGACTGCTCAACATCATCGCAGGAGCTGACTACAAAGAGTGGTCGTCTCAGGTGATTGATGTCATCCCAACGTCTGACGCGGTGAACACCCAGAGCAACAAGCCCGCTGTCATCTTGGACCAGTCGATGAACACCATCAGGACCCGGTACAAAGACAGCGCAACGGCGGCTCTGACGACCACAACGTTCAACCAGACCGACGGGCCCAAGTACAGCACGGCTGGAGGCAGCACCTCGGCGTACCGATATATTGCAGGTGGCGAAGAGGTTAACCAGCTTAACATCAGCGATGGAGTGCGGGGCCAGAGCATCAGCTACATGATGTGGGGCCACATCCGTAACAAGGCAGAGGGGCTGTTCTTTCAGTCGGCCAAGGTCATCTACCGGGTGCTTGGCGGAAAGCATAGGACGGGCCGATGAGCGAACGAGAGGTCATTAACGTAGAGGACGGCCAGGTCTCCCAGGTCAATCAGCAGACCAGGGATGAGCAGGCCGACAAGATTGATGGGCTTGAGCTCATGCCAAGAGGCACCCCCATCAAGGAGACCAAGAAGGTGCTTAACACCTTTAATCTCCCTGCTGATGGAGCCACTCCGTTTGAGACCAGCAAGCCTAACTCTATTATTAGCGGCAACAACTCTAGGCTCTCTGCTACCAAGACCTCGGTTATCTCTGCCGACACAGAAATCAAAGGGGTCGTCTTCAGTGCCGATAACGCGCTCAAGGGCTCTCCTCTTGTCCATGTAAAGAAAGGGGCTAGGGCGGTGTTCTCTGGCTGCACGTTTAGGCGTGAGGCGGCCAGCAATGGCGGTAGCTTGGTTAAGGTTGATGACGGAGGAGAGGTGGTAGCTGTAGGCTGCACATTTGTTAATGGAGAGCAGGTGTTTGATAACGCAGGGGCTGCGGCTAATGTGCAGGTCATTGGCTCTAGCAAGCGCAACGTGGCCGGCTGGGGCACCTCTACTCAAACAGCGAGCTTCTAATGGCGTACATACACAAGAAGTCCATCAGGAAGCTCACAGACAAGCAGTTCTCTCAAGGGACCGCTATCGATGCGTCTGAAATTGATGACGCTCTTGAGGACTCCGTTGAGCGATTCAACGAGATTCCTACTGGCGACTTGTCTACCCGCATGACGCCAACGCAGTTTGTGTTTGGCTATACGCCTGCGCCGCTGGCGTCTCAGCCCGTATTGGACCACAGCGGGGGCAATGACTTCATTGTTCCTATTGGCTCAACGTGGCGCTCGCAGAACACCTACGCCCCGTGGCTTCCGGTCATCAACAACAAATGGACATCTATCACGGTGGACACCACCGTAGCCCCAACCGCAAACTATTTGGGCGCTTACAGCAATAACTTTACTCCCACTGAGGGCTTTCAAAACAAATGGAAGATTAAGGGCACCCTGATGGGGGAGGAGGCTACCAATCACGCCTTCCCCGCGCTGGGAGGGGGTGTGAATGACGGGCCCTTAAACAGCGACGCTTACTGGGGAGCGGGTGCTGTTAGTGCGAGTGGGCTGCTGTCATCCAGCACCTACCAGTTTGCGTGGACCAACTCGTGGCAGTTCAGCAAGCCCTGCATCATTGATGACATCTCCATCATGATGAGGACCGACAACACCACCACTGGCCTGTTTGATACTGATTGGAGCTATGCGCTGGGGGCAAATACCCACGGAGCTGTGGATTTCTTTGTGGTGCTCCACGTAGACAGCCCAACGGCCCCGGAAGACCGCTCGGCCAATGATGTTGAGGGCTATTTTGGCGACACCGACATCTACCTGTCTAGGGTGACGATGGGGCAATCCCCAGCGGCGACGTTTGCATACTCAGAGATGACTCCGCTGGAGCAGGGGTACTCTGGGCCTAACGGCTACGGGTTGGAGGGGCGCACAATCAGGTGGCGGAACATGAACATCCCAATCCACCAAGGAGCCCGCGTTCGGTTGAGCCTGGTTGTGCCAAACTATCAAGTTGCTATGAACAGCCAAGGAGGCTGGAGCAAGCGCAACCTGCCCGACCACATTTATGTGCAAGCCGCTAGTTGGAATGACGCGACAAACACGTCTAAGCCCGACCGAAACATGGCCATGCACAACTTCAGCATGAGCGGCGTCATGACAGTTCTTGAAGAGGTGCAGGGCTAATGGCCAAGGTAACACGAAAGGGAATCACACGGGGCGTGGAGCTCACGCCAGAGATTGTGACCGACCCGCTCACCGCGATGAAGACGGAGATAGAGGGCGTCAACATTGAGGGCGAGCAGATTGAGGGCAAGTACACCACATTCAGGATGAACTTCACCATCCCCTGGCTGGACAACAAATACTTCTTTGACAACGCAGAGATAGACCAAGAGGACCCTGTAGCTGCGGACGCCGCTGACTGTAGCGCGCCGTACTACATTCCGTTCTGCCTGCCTCCGCTACAAGAAGACTTTGACGCTGACAAGCCGAGCGTTTCTTTTGGGCAGCCCATCCCCATCCTTGATGAGATTGGCCTGAGCTTTGACCAGCAAGCCGAGGCCACCACCCTGGTCAGCCAGTGGTACGGCAAGCGCACAGGGGTGCTCACCTCTACTACCGCCCCGGCCTTAGAGACCAACGCGCACAATGGGTACCAGCACCAGTTCAACCCAACAGGCGGTGGGGCCGTGGAAACATCCCCTGAGTACTACGCCTGGTGTCCTCATACGGGCAAGAAGAGCTACGAGAGGCTAGACGCATACGATTTTCGCATCGACATCTACGAGAAGCCGCAAGCCTACTGGAGCCCAGGCGAGGTCTGGAGCGACCAGGCCAAAGAGCGCAATCAGGTGGTGTCTGCCGCGTTCCCCGCCACCAACTACGCTGGCGTGTCCAGGCGCTTAAACCCCGTATCCTTTAGCGGGCTTAACAAGCAACTGAGCCCGTACAAGACCTACATCCTAGCCCTGTATGCGCCCAAGCTGCACGACAGCGACATCTCGCGTCGCATGCATGCACTTGTGCCGAGCCTCAACATATCGCTTCGGTTCTTGATGAGGCCCTATTCGCGAGACGCCAACCCTGGCGGCACCGACATCCAGAACATGCCTACGGTTCACGCAGGCGCAAAGGTGGGTCCCACGGTTACCGTTACCCCTCCGGTGGCGGGCGACAACATCACGGCTGACTCAGATGCCAAGGGCGTCTCCACCAATATTCAGGCTATCGACCAGCAGTTCACCGACAAGCTGCGAGGCGGGTACCAAGACTTCTCGATGACCTACCCGACCGAGGAGCTCAAGGAGGACGCAGGCTACGAGGTCATCACGGTGCCTATGGGCCAGGGCTTTGTGCTTAACCGCATGTCTGTGCGCGATGATTTCCCATGGGCTCCGTACTCTCAGAATATGAGCATTGTTGGGGCGGGCAAGACTATTGTGGACTACCCGGCCCTCGAAACACCTTACATGGACAGGAGGCTTATCCCGCTGCCCCATTCTATGACGGTTCACCATGTGCTGCTTGTCTTGAACTACACGTCTGACAGGCTGCAACACCCCGCGTGGTCGGCGGCTACTGCTGGGTCTGGGGGGTCAGGCGTGCCCACTATCGGCCCCACCCAGTACATCAACGCCACGCTTCCGCAAGATAACAAGTTGTATTACGAGGTGGGGGTGGGCCTTGTCACGGGTGCCCCTGGGGACCACTTCGACTACCAGCAGGTGGCTTACTTAAAGCGAGACTCGAACACGACCGCTGGCGCTTACCAGACCACAGACGCCCAGATTGTGGACTCTATTAGCCTTGACCTCCCTGGCTGCGGATACACATCAGCAACATCTGCGTCCATGACAAAGGCTCAGTTTGAACAGCAAATCCTGAGCGTCCCCTTGGTTGATAGCGCGGCGCTGTCTGCTGGGAAGGGCTACTACTCTGACTCTGTAGTTACGACCCCAGGCGCTGGCACTCGAGGCGACCAGGGCCCTCCTTTCTTTATTGGAGAGGGCAACACCTACACCCAGGCGCGAAGCAACGTGGGCAACATCGGCGGCGTAGCAGCAGCGCCGGTTACGGGCGGGGCAGAGCAGTACCTAGAGGTCAGGCTGGCTGTTGCCCCGAACGCGGGCAACAACATCCTCAATAAGACCACGGTTGGCGCAACCGATTTCCTCACGTACAACACCACCGACTATGGCTGGGGCGACATCGCTCTAGGGTATGGCGGCTGCTGGGTGTACATTATTGGCAAGAAACATCTGAAGTAGGAGACAGTCATGACTATTTCTATCCCGGCATGGATTGCCGCGCAAGCGCGGCCTGGAGGGATGATGTGGGACCTTGGTTCTCAAGTCCCTGGAGTTACGGGAGAAGAGAAGGACCAAATCAGGGCCTACGAAGAGGGTGTTGGTCGAGCGGAGAATCTCCAGGCACAGTATCGCCGCCTCGGAGCCATGGGCATTCAAGGGGAGGCAGAGGCCGGGATGCAGAACTATGACCCGCGAATGGCAGCCCTTATGGGTCCCGCAGGGCTCGTTCATACCCGACGCCTTGGACAACTGGGCAATATTGGAGCCCTCAAGGGCGATATTGAGGGCCGCATCAAGGCCGAGGCCATTAGCCCTGAGCGCAAGCGAGAGACGCTGCGACAGCGCATGATGGCAGCCGCCGCCGCCGCTGCTGCTGCTGGCCAGACCAAAGAGCTGATGTTCCAGACCCTTAGCGGCATGGCTGCTGGTGATCCTGTACTCCTGCGGGAGGCACGCCAGATTGCTGGAGCACAGGGCCGAATGGCCCAAGCTGGAACCATCCCAGGCTACGTTGAGGACATCGGCAGCCTGCTTGGCATCGGATAGGCGAGACAATGGCACGCGCATACTTCGACCAGAATCCGTTTGGAGCCGCCCCGATTGAGCCGGGGCTGGATGTCATTCGACGCACCTACTCCCAGCGAGCTCCCACTCCAATGGACAGCCTGAGCAAGGCCATTGAGCAGCCGTTCGTCACGGACGTAATCGTCCCTGGCATCAGCCGGATTCGCGATGAGATGCGTATCGCGGAGCAAGAAGAGCAGATTGCTGCACAGGCTGAGGCCAAGCGGGCTGCGGCAGCGCAGTTCTTGCAACAGGCTGCTGCTGCCGAGCAGCGGGGTCTGGATGCAGAGGTTGCTGCTGCTGTTGGGGCGCTGCCGCAGATAAGGACGCCGGAGGTTTACGAACTATCTGGCGCGGCCCGAGCGCCCATTGCCCAGTATGTAGAGCAAGACCCGTTCGTCCAGAAGCCCACTGTCCGAATGGCGGAATATCTCGAGATGGCCATAGCGGCTGGCGACGACGCGGCCAAGGAAGAAATGGTTGCAGGACTCAGGGAGGCGGGGATGTACGATGTGGCATTCTCTATCCTGGGAGGGTC